GAATGGCACAAGACGCAAAAGAAAAATCGGTAGATGAAAAGGATGTGAAACCTGGTGCTGCTCCTTCGCAGGTTGCTCCCCAATCATTCGCCCAATATGGTCTCTTAGCCAACAGAGCCCATAATCCATTAGAACACATCAATTAAAAAAAGGCAAAAAAATTTGATTATTGCTAACAAGGAAATACCATATTTAATAAGTTAGTGTAAAGAAAACCAGAACAGAAAAGAACAATGGTCGCTACTGAACTGATTACGGGAATGGAAGACATCGTCCAGCACATTAAGGATCTTGAAGAACGGAACAAGTTCCTTCAAGCACATTACGATAAAACCACCAGTAAAGAACACGGGTGGGCGAATGCTGAATTCGCTAAAAAGTTTGAAGCATATAGTATTGAAAATGAAGAACTAAAAGAAGAAAGGGAAATTATGTCTAAGGTAATTGACGGAATGAAACAAGAAATAAAGAAACTGGAAGAAGAAAAGTCAGAGATGAAAGAAGCACTCGCCGAAAAGTTCTACAAGCATTACGACGATATGGGATACAACAAGTTAAATATCGCACGAACAGTCGGTCCCGACCTCGGTAGGATGGTAGATCACCTGATAAAAGAAAACAAGGAACTTCAAGAAGATCAATTGACAGAAGAGAACGCCATTCAGTATGTCTATGAAAATACAGATGAATATGATGATTGGGTTAAGGGTTCAACATTATATCAGGAACTAAAAGAAAAGAACAAGAAACTACAATTTGATTACGATACTCGTGGGGATATTGTTAAAGGACTGAAAGAAACAATTGATAAACTAAAAGAAGAAAACAAGAAACTTGAAGATAGAGCAGTAGCGGACTATGATACACGTATGAAAGAAAACAAGAAACAATTACAGAAAATGAAGGAACTTGAAATGAAGGGTAATGCGAGGAAAGACATCATTAAGAATATGTTTGAATGTATTACAGCGGATCCTGAAGAAGTTCAGGATGGTTTCTATATCAAGCGTGATTGGGGTCATAAGTATATTGATACTTGGAATGAAATCGTTTCACAAGAATACAAGGACGCACTAAAAGAGATTAACGAACAACTTGAAGGTATTGAATGGGAAACAGATGGATATCAGTTTGACCTTAATATTGTAGATGAAAGTGAAGATGAAAGCGAAGACGAAGATCCCGACTGCTGTGAAAGTTGTGGTAAAAGTTTTGACCTCCAATATACTCTTCGCCACGCTGATAAAGAATTAGGTAAAAAATATGAAGAATATATGGGTTCGCCAGAAGACGACGGGGATATTTGTCAGGTATGTATTATGTCAGATTAAATCTTCTCTTATACGCTGATATATTCTCTTTACGACTTGTTGAATTTCCCCATAGAATATAATAACTTAAATATCCTGCTCTTGTATAATCACCAGTAGAAAGATCTTTTTTATGTCTGCTTCTATATCTTTTTCTTTGTTCTTTATCTTTTTTTAATGTGTAATCATCCATTCCTGCACTCCCGAAATGTGTCGTTTTAGTTCTTCCATTATCCTTAGTGAAAACAGCCATTAATTTCTTCCCTGGTTTATCGCTCTTTTTAACTATCATTTTAACCATTTATTATATATTTTATTTTTTTAAAATTGACATAGAAATAAAATATAAATATCAGTATAAATATGGGTTCAAATCAGCATTTAGAGATCGTTCCGAGCAACATCACGAGTGATGGAAAACTTTCTTACAAGAACGGACAACCGACCATCCAGCTTCTAATTGGAGCACAGGATCGTTTTATTGTTCCTGGTAGTGTTCGCCTCACGGGTGAAATTACAATTAAAAAGAACGATACCACTATCCCACTTGAAACAGATGATATCCGTATGAATGAACGTCTTGGGGTTCATTCTGTTATTGATACTCTATCAATCTTTTCCCAGCGTTCATCCCAGACCATCGAGACAATAAATCACCATAACCGATTTATGTCTTCATACCTCAGCGTCACGCAGAGTCAGGGAGACTTCGCCTGCCACGCATACGAAACTTCCCTTCGTTTCCCCAACTACAAGGCACAGCAGTTAGGCGTCATTACGAATACCCAAGCAGCATCAGCTTCGGGTGGTGATTCACCGAACTCTTTCTGTATCCCCCTTGTCAGCGGTCTATTTTTAGGACAAGACCCTATCCCGCTTTCTAATGATTGGGGTGTTGGAGGACTTCTTATAGAAATCCAATTGTCCCCAGACCAGAACGTTTTATTCTCTGGAACTAATACAGATACCGCCCTCCTTGATTCTTATTATGAACTTTCTAATGTTCGCCTGATCTGTGAAGTCCAGCGACCTGGTGATGATTTCCAACCACAGATGACAAATACTTTCACATACAATTCTATCAGTTCCTACTACAATACGATTAACTCCCGCAATGCTGTATTGAATTTCAACCTTGGTCTAAAATCTGTTCTTGGAGCATTTATGAATGTTGTTCCCAGTTCGCACATTAATAGTTGGACGAGAGATGGTCTTGCTACTCTTGGTTTCAGTAATAGTGATGCTTCACGTGCGAAGGTAAATCAGTTAGTTTTTACCCGTGCGGGACAGAGGGTCCCCTTAGAATATAATATTGATACTTTACAGAAAGAAGAAAAGGCTGGATTCGTGAATGAAAATGCTGATTCGCAGATTGTTAGAAACTATATGAATGCCGTCCAGAACTTCGCTAAAATTAATCGCACTTCCGTCGGTCCAGAAACATTCCGTTCTATTGGTTATGGAACTAACTTCTCTGATGCTAAAACTATTGTGAAGGGTGGTTCTGCTTGGGGCTTAGGTGTCGCTTACGATTCCATCAGCAACCAAGGTCTCGATTTCGGTCAAGTTCCTTTCGGTGTTCAGTTAGACGTAGAATTGACATCGGACAACCCTAATGCGGTCTTTCTGTTCGTACACAGTCGACAGACGGTCGTAAGCAGCGGGGGCAGTATCCAGATTATGAAATGATTTTCTTAACATATTCATTATTTATTCTATATCTTTCACGACGCCTTGCTTTAATTTTTTCTTTATTTTTTTCATAATAAATTTTTACAATGATTTTATGATATTCTTTATTTTCAGCATATCGTTTTTTATCTTTAATTCTTCTATTTTCCATATTTTCACCATTTAATTTATGAATATTCACACAATCTATTTTATTAATCCAATATCTTTCACGTTCCCTTGAAAGACCTTCTTCACATTCTTCCAATGGATAAATAATACAATTATAAAGATTAAGTTTTTTAGAAGAACAATCTCCTTCATCCTTTTTACTTCCTCTATGACCCGTTAATCTATCATTTAATTTCTGTTTAGTTTTTCCAACATATTTTAAATCGTTGATGTCCTCGATACAATAGATAAACATACTTGACATATATAGTTATGAACGAAACTTTAAATGGATATTATAAGTAAATCGTAAAATAACTTAAAGTATTGTTCGTAATATTATTTATCTTTAATGAGGTCTAAAACGAATAAATGGTTATGTGTTATTACCCTAAACGATCAAGAATTATTAAATAAAGAATTTATCTGTATGGAAGACATATCAGCAGAACTTCAATTATCCAAGCATATCATTTATGATATATCAAGTAAAAGACGAAGTGCTAAGAAATATGAAAACTGTAAGTTTTTCCCTAAAATTTCTATCACACGATTACCCTAAATCCATATTTTAAAATTAACCTTCTTTTTTTTTATTTTCATTAAGTATAATAATGGAAAGTCCCGCTCAACCACAAGCCTCGCAGATCCCAGATCTCGTTCGTATTGGAAGTGTCGCCGTTGATACTTCTATTAACGTGCAAACTGACATCTTAGATCCAGTCATTTTCAGTGAGCGTGAAGCACGCTTCGTTTTAGATAACAAAGGTATTCTTCACTCCAACTCTCGCATAACCTTTTCCACCCTTGGAGACACCAGTGCCTCGGAGGTATCAGGTGAAAGCACCGCCCGAACATTCTTCCCTGCCAATGTTGGGATTCACTCTCTAATCCAACGAGCTGCCCTTCGCGTCGGCACCAAGACTGTCTGTGAAATTGAAGATTACGCCCATTTCGCTGCATATGAAACTACTTTCCTTCCCCCTGACACAATCAAGGAGCGTGAATGTGTTATGTCGGGTCGCTTTATGTCTATTGCCCCAACCCTCCAAGAACGTTCTGCTGCTTTCACATCGGCATCCAATAGTGCTTCTAATACAGAAAGCATTACAGAAGCAAAAAGTATTCAGGTAGATAATGGAACTTCCCCTGCTCTGGAAGGTGCTTACAAGGAATATTATAAACCAATTCCCGCTGCTGCTGTTCCCAATCCTTCGCGTGTGATCTTCGATTACCAGAAAGAAACAAATAAACCAACTTATTCTATCGCACTGGCGGATCTATTCCCATTCCTGAAAACGAACCAACTTCCTCTCTTTATGATGTCAGAGCAGGTTAGTATTCATTTAACTTTCACGCCGCGTCAAACTGATAAATCAAGTCTCCGTGTATCTACTACTGGTGGTGCTGATCTTGAAGGAGTAGGTGATTGCTCTCTATCCCGAACAGATTGTCAAATGATTTCCGATCACATTTTCTATCCACAGGAAATGATGGAGCAATATCGTCAGGCGAATGCTAATATGCAGTTCGGTTATGTTGATTATCAGTTCGTTAAGCGGACTGTTTCTGCTACTGAATTCTCTTCGGGTCTTATCCAGAATGTTGGTGGTGCTGGTCGTGTAGTTAATAAGATATTCGTAGCGGTTGCCCCTTCAACGAGCAACAAAAATGGTGGTCTATTAAATGATTATGTTGCTGAGGGTCCCGCGATATCGGCAACTTCTACGGGTCAGGTAAAGAACAATATTAAATACAATGATAATTTCCTGTATCCTATTGACGTTGTAAATGACGCACGTCATTATCACAATGTATTCCAGAGTGAAGGCAGAGTGCCGTATATCTCCCGTGATTTATATCGCGGTGAGGGACTGCTCGCCACCAATCAGGCGACTACCCCTGGTTCAATTGAATTCGAAGATTTCCCCGCTGATTCAGACCTTCGCCAGAAATTCTTCTACACTGCTTATCGTCTTAACAAGGGTGAAAGAGTCAATTCCCGTGGTATTGAAGTATATGATACCCGAACCACAATGGGATCTTCTTCCACTCTCCGTTGTTGGCTTCAGGTGATGAAGGTTGCTTCATTAAAGGATGGAATGTTCTCTATGGCCTTCGCTTAAAACCCAATATTTAAATTTTACTACCCTATATTTTTTATAAACATTCTATTATAAAATGTCCCAAGGATTATCCAGAACAACATTAATAGAATGTCCCCGTTCCCAATCAGACGAAGGTATTGCGAATAATAATCAAAATCCTTCCCAGTGGTCTAATAGAGTAGGCGACGGACTTCATTTAAAACCAGGCGATAAAATATCAGTTCATAGTTCATATATCAGTGAAATCGGTGCTGAGGCAGGACAAATTCAAATTAAAGGTCAAGATCTTAATGGTTCTGTTGAAGTAGAAATAACTGAATTCACAAATAGTTTAAGGGATGAAGCAGTCCCCCAAAAGTTCGGTCTCCAAAAAGCAAAAAATATTAAAAAGACTATTGATATTAGAGACGATACTTTTAATTTAGTTGTCAGTCCTTATAAATGTGCTAATGGTGAATATTATTCTCACCTACCAAGAAGATTTATTAGTAATGGAACTTCTAATCATTGGGACAAATATCATTCGAGAGACGTGAATCCTGTTGATGGTGATCTCGGCCAAACTGCTCTTCCACCGCCTCCCCTGAATCGTTGCAGTTCAGATATCAATATTAAATATTGGCCGTATAGAATAGGGACACCTCACACCAGATATAGAATTGATGGGATTAATGATGGAAGTCGTTTCACTTTATTTAGTAGAAAGGAAACTTTTTATCACGTTCCCTCCACAAAAACAATTACTCTGGAAGGACAAGCAAAGGCGGGAAGTCCTATAATAACATTCACCCACGGATCTACAACAGCAGAACTTCTGGAAAAAATGGAATTAAGAGCAAATTTCCCAGAAACAGTTTTCCCGCCCGCACCAGGTCCCTATGCTACTATTCTATCTGTTGATAGTGATACCCAGATAACTATGTCCCAGAATGCTACGGCGAATACTAATAGCCATAATATTTTTGATTTCAGATTTCCTTCAGGTGTAGAAGATACATTCCTTCCACCGACAACATTGAATAGTGGTTTCACTGCTGATGAATGTGAAGGTTTTAGAGATCCTGCTCTGTGGGGTGATTATATCCAAGTAAAAGATTTAATATCTGTAAAAGCAAATCCAGGTTATAATTCACCAGCAGATTTAGCAGACCAATTAACCCAAGAATTAAATGATAGAACAGATATAGAAACATTCGCTTATCCTACGACTTCTCTTGCGGGAACTTTTACAAGAAACGAAAAATTTACTTTTAAAACAGAAACTCCCTGTAATAAGGTTTATAATTGTGCGACACCTTCCAATTTTTTGAAGGAAAATTTTAGTGAATGGGAAAAAACAGACGGCAGTTGGGACATCCCAAGAGCGTATAATTTATTAGCAAATTATAAACATATTGGATTAAAAAGACCAGAATTATATACAACTGGTTTAGAAGTTAATGGTTCCTTGACGGGTGGTGATGATTATACTTCAGCATATAGTGGTGAAAGAAATGGATTATCTACTACTATGTTTTTTCCTATGGCGAAGGATGAAAAAGTTTTTATCACTGCGGTTGAATGGAATAAAACTAATCTTTTAAGGTTCAGAGACTTCTTTAACGCCCAGAAAACATATCCCGAATTATTTGATTATACGCAGTCGGGATGGGATTGTAATGTCGATGAAACAAGATTTCTTCACGTAAATTTATTTGATAGTTATAATGGTTCAGAAAGAATCCCTGCTCTTAATGATGCTATTAGAAACTGGAATTTTGGAACAAATATCAGGAGTAATAAATGTCCTGAACTTGGTTATGATTTATATAATGCTTCTGTATCTTCTTCACAGACTTCTTTCCCAATGTTTATAGATTATAATTCAGCGACAGAAAATTTCACTGAAAATGATGTTGGTTATACAGATAGAGGATTTAATTATTATTATTCGGCATTAGAAACTGATTATGATGATTTAGCATATGGATTCGCAAGAAAAATTAGAACAATTAACCCCTCAGGAAAAGAAGAATATTTTATAGGTTTCCAATTTACAAGGACAGGAAATAAAATTCCAGATCATTTCTTTCATACGAACGCATCGGCGGAAGCTGGAGAACCAACAGAAGTCTTGGGAGCAGCAGGGCGAGCATTTGGTTTTGACTGGCACTTCACCGCATATGGAACTTCGGCAATTGTTTTATATAATGGAAATATGAATGAAAGGGGTGATACTTTTCATACAGGGTCAATCATAAACGAAACTAAACAATATCGTTTCGGTCAAGCAACGGAGGGGCAGGCATATTATTTAGATCCTTATCAATGGGGAATGTATCTTGGTGCTGATACTCCCCAGATTGTTTATGATCAGGATCAACAGAGATTTCAATTAAGAAATTTACACACAGCAGAAGTGGTTGGAAATGCGAAAGACGCTGGACTTAATGATACTGTCACTATTCCAGCAGATCCTAATGCTGGTGATCCTTGCTACAAAATAAATAAAAGAATGCTTCGCTGGAATTATAGTCCCGATTTTTCTCCCTATACTGATAATTTTTCTGCCAGTTATACAACTGGGGAACTTAATTCTTACATTTCCCATAATGTAGGAATAGAACCTTGGTCTATTATGGACGCCCAGAGTGGTCTTTTCATAGAAGATTGGATTGTTCCTGAAAATTTATGGGATGAAAGTCTTGTTGGAATTATGGGATATAGATACGACCAATTTCATAATCCTAATTCACAATCATCGAGACAAATAAGATTAAAAGCACACGGAGCTAATGCTGATTTAAATAATGTAAATATTCTTACAACGAACGCCAATATCGGTGAAGCAGATGTAAAAGGATTTCAACAAAATACAGTCGCTGCAACACAATATACTCCCGTTCTCCCTGTTGCCGTGCAACCAGGGGGAACAGATTTCACTCTGCTGGGCCAAGGTAGATATATCACCCCAGCAATTACTAATTCACCAGTTCAATCAGTTAATATAACTGCTGAAAGACTTCCTACAAAAACATTAAGACCATATTATACAATTAGAAGTGATATTATTTCTGAACCGAATCAAGTTTTAGGAGGTCTTACAAGTGGTATCACTATGCCGATTGTAGCAATTACGAACAAGGCGAACCCTTACGGGGACTTCCTTAATGGATTTCAGGGACAGATAGAATTTACGAATACAATTGATAGAGTAATAACAAGGATTAAATGCTCGATTCACGAGCCCGATGGTTCTGCTGCCCGATGTGATTTAAATTCAGCAGTTATTTTCAGGGTAGATCAGCAGGTTAATGCGAATCTTGATGTTGTTGGAGATCTTTTAAGGAGTAAAAAAAAATCAGATCAATTAATAGCAGAGGAGGTAGAAGAACCAGAATTAGAATTTCAAAATGTAAAGTATAAGGCGAAAGATCTCTTCGAATAGTTTTTTTATTAAAATCTAAATAAAACTAAATTTAAGTCAAAAGACTAAATTTCATATTTTAAAGATTTCACTTAAACAAAAAAATATCAAATAATTTAAATGGATATAGAACAATTAATCTTGATTGGTAAATATCTTGAAGAAAAAGATAAACCAGAGTGGGCTTTAATTATTCAGCGGATTATAATGGATCATATAGAAGTTGCGATGAACGAGGAAGATATAGATTACTCGGAGGATGAAGTAGATGCGGTGGATGAAGGTGTTCCCGAGGTTCGTGTAGATGAAAGAGGCTTTCATAGTTTAATTTAATGTGCGATCCTTGTAGAAACATAAATTAATGTGGTATCGTGAAATATAATATGTTTTTTTTCTTTCAGTGTCAGATAAGTAGTTTCTGACATCTGTATATCGTGATCTATATCAGAGCCAAACCCATCCTTAACTTCTTTTAGTGTTCTTTCCTGTTTTAGACTTAACCGACAGGCAACCCTGAAATCATCGCATCCATCATTAATGAAATTATCCATCCTTGTAAATTCACCGATACTATCATCGTCCCACTCTGGATTACCCGATGTAGCATAATGACAGACTGGGGTAATTTTAATAACTTCAACAAACCTCCTTGGTTTCCTGGCTTCTTCCTTCTGATAATACTTTTGTGAAAGTTCGAGAAGGTCTTTATATTCTTGGTCGCTTAATTTAT